GTATTCAATTAGATTTATGAAATACAAAACCCCTCACAATTGTGAGGGGTTATTTGTATATATAATCATTTCCTGTTTTTCTTTAAGCAGTTTTTGTCAAATTCAGGGTTAAAGGCATAGAAGTTCTTGCAGTCAAGTCGGTCTGTCAGTATTCGTAAGTTTTCACCAAATCGCTGATAGTGTACAACCTCTCTTTCTCGTAAGAACCTAATCGGGTCAATAACATCCGGATCATCACAAAATCTTAGTATGTTGTCATATGTTGACCTAGCCTTTTGCTCTGCTGCCATATCTTCATGCAAGTCGGTTATTGCGTCACCTTTTACTTGCATTGACGCTGTTGTATATGGTGTACCATTTGCGTCACAAGGATAAACACCGGTTGTATGGTCAACAAAATAAGCATCAAATCCAGCATCTTTTAATTGGTCTTCTGTTAAGTCTTTAGTTAGCTGATAAACAATAGTGCCTATCATTTCAAGGTGACCAAGTTCTTCTGTACCTATGTCGGTAAGTGTTGCTTGAAGTTCAGGGAACGGCATTGTGTACCTCTGACTTAAATATCTAAGTGATGCACCGAGCTCACCATCAGGTCCCCCATACCCCAAAAGTTATAATTCAAAAACAGAAAAATAACTCAACGGAAGATAGGGAACGATTGAAGATGATTTTATCGATAAAAGTGCATAGCAATGCGTTTTTTTCCACTTCAGGAGTTGACTTACTTTTAAGAGTAGAGATAATTTCTTTTCTTCTGCTCATTAGTTTTTTCTTCGCTAAAAGGTGGTCTGGCTTAGGCTCTGGTGGCTTATTTTGCTTTTGTAATGAACATATCTTGCTTTCAATTAACTCTTTCCTCTGCTTAAATTCAGCAAGGTTATAAACACCTTCCTCATAGGCCTCTTTAATTCTTCTTAACTTTGTATTTTCTTTTTCTATCATAAAATCAATGTTCAGTTCTTGTGGTTCTTCGTGTGGTTGTTCTTTTGGCTTTAGCTGAAAGTCACCACTCTTTAGAGTATCATCAATAGCATTAATAACAACTTCATTTAGTTTATTAAGTTGAATGTAGTGAGATACTTTACAAGTGCCATGAGTGTATTTTATGCACTGTAAACCATTGCAAGACATTGACATTGTAGCACCACAGTTAGAACACTTAACAAGACCTTTAAGCATATATTCCTTGCCATTTTGCCTGTCAGTAATGTAGGGTCTGTATTTTGCTTTGTTTTCGTCTAACTTCTTCTGGACCTTATCAAATAGGTCAGTATCTATAATAGGCTGATGAATACCATCAACAATCATTATATCTTTATCATCATAATTTCTTCTGGTTCTTCGCTTAGGGTTCCAACGAATTTTGCCTATGTAAACCGGATTACGCAATATGTATTCAATGGTTCTGTTTTCCCAGTTATTACCTCTAGTTGTCTTAATGCCTAGGTCATTCAGTTCATTGGCTATTGCTCTGCATCCAACACCATTAAGGTACTTGATGAAAATTCTTTGAACAATAGGAGCATTGATAGGGTTGACTTGATACTTCTTATCAACAATATCGTATCCAAATGCCGGTATAGATACTGCACCACCTCTGCTGACCTTTTCTGTCATTCCTCGTTTAACTTCTGTGGATAGATTAATAGAATAGTATTCATCAAACCATTCAATAATTCTCTCTATCAGACTACCAAAAGGACCATCTATAATAGGCTCTGATGTGCTGATAACATCAATGCCACGCTTTTTTAACATACCCTTATAGAAAATAGCCTCCTCCTGATTTCTCGCAAATCGGCTAAACTTCCACACCATAATTGCAGAGAATGGGGAAGGGGTTTGTTTAGCAACTGCTATCATATGGTTAAACTCAGGTCGCTTACTTGCCTTTCTACCGGAGATACCATCATCACGAAAAATATATTCTTTAGGTATCAAATAGCCTTTTTGTTTTGCAAATTCTCTAACAACTTTAATTTGGCTATCCGGTGAAAGCTCTGTCTGATCATCCGTGCTAACTCTGATGTAAGCAGCTGCGATTTTTAAATCATCCATTTATTTTGCTCCTTTCTTATCTAAAAAAGGGTGCAAAAATCCCTTGTAAATTATATTGAAAAATTTACAAGGGTATGATACAATATTACTTGCATTTTGATGTATCATTGCACCCTGTGTAATGGTGTCGCTCTCTAGTGTTCCAGCACTAGAGGGCGATTTTTTTTATTTGTTACTTTCTATTATTTGGTCAACCTTCTCTAAATCTAAATTATAATAATTTGATTTTCCTATTTTTTTCTCAATTAATATTTCAGATTTTTTTATTTCATTTAACCTACTAATTATTGTAGATTTACTTAATTCATTTGTAACCATTAATTCTTTTATTGTGATACCATTTTCTGAAAAAAGTGTTGCCTGTACTAATTGATAATAAATATTGTCATATTTCTTATCTAATCCTTTATAGAAATATGGTATTGCATCACTATAATAGATTAATAAATTTTTACGATTATTCAAAGCATTATATAGTTGTGTCATGGACTCTTCAACTATATCTACAAACATAAATAGAAAAGGTGTTATGTCACCTTTGTTTCTAGGATCATTACAAATTTTAAAAGCCTCATAGTAACTTTTTAGATTTTCTTTAATTGTATATGATATTCTAAAACCAATTATAGGTTGCAGACATTTTGTTAGTAAATAACTACTTATAAACCTTGAGGTTCTACCATTTCCATCATAAAAAGGATGTATATATCCAAATAGATAATGAAAAATTCCTATCCTTATCAAAGGTAGAATGTCATCGTTTTGTAAAAGGTTGATGGCTTTTTGCAATGCTTCAATTATTTTGCTTTCAGGTGCTAAACCGTTATGAATTATTTTTCCAGTTTCAGACTGCACACTAACACTTTCTTTTCTAAAAAGAACACCATCAGGAGCATTTTCAGGATCATCTTCAATGATTTCCGGTAAAGCCAATTCATTATATATTTCTCTTATGTCCTTTGGTTCTTCTATTTTGATATTTTCTTTATCAAAAAGAAGAATATATTTATTTACAAGTCCTTTAAATCTTTTATTTGAATTAGTATTAATTTCGCTGATAATATCATCAATTTCACGCCTTGTACTATAAACTCGTTCTATTTTATTAGACATTATGATTTCATCTATTAAACATCTTCTACTGAATTGATTTATAGAAAGTTTTGGAAGAAATTGCACAAGTTCTTGTATTTTTTTATCCATTACTTCGATTGAAATAATTTTTTTTAGTAGCTCAGGGTCCTCTAAATAAAAAAGTTTGTTGCCTTTGATTTCAAAATCTAGGAAAAAAGTATTTTTTGACTTAATTCTTTCGTTATATACTTGTTCATATAAATCTTTATCAATGTAGAAAAGTTTATATAAAGATTCATACATAATAATCACCCTATCAAAAATATGTATTTATTGTACGCAAGACTAGTATAAATATTCTTTCGAATGTAAAAATATAGCATTTTAAACCTCGAAACAATAAAATATTAACATACGAGTACAAAAAAATCAATAAATAAATCATTAAATTATAATTTTAAAGCCTCTTTATAGTCCACAATCCATTGTGGTTTATAACCGTTTGAATATTGGAATTTATTATTTTTGATTTCGGCTACTTTTACAAAGCCGTTTTCGTTATCATAAAAGATAACTTCATCACAAAGTGGAAGTACAGAGCCAAGTGACTTAATTCTTCTGTCAAATCTGCGTTTAACATCATCAGAAGGAATGTTGTGACCACCCTTTCTAACTCTGTTAGCAATACGGTTTATGCTTTCTTCCATTGAATTAAGACCAACATAGTACATTGTAACATAGTAGCCTTGCTTTCTAGCTTGTTTAATGGTTCGTACAGTTCTATGACCGGCAAGGGTAGTTTCTTGTGTGAAAGAAATATTATTGTCTAGGCAGTAGTCTATTTCTTCTATTGCCTTTTTACCTGCCTTAATGTTATCAAAGTCGTTTTCCTTTGCAATAACATCTGCATCAATAATGTGACCTAGAAGAACATTCTGACCTTCTAGTACACCTCTTAAACTTGACTTGCCTGTACCATTAACTCCGGCTATTAAAATATAATTGTTCATTTTATCACCTTGTTTAACTTAGTAATATATCGTTATTAAGTTTATCATTTAAGTATTGACATAATATGCCAAAATGTGTTATAATAATTTTGAAAGTGAAACAACCACTCTTTACTTTCATATAAGCACTATCTTGTTCCCATCAAGGTAGTGCTTTTTCTTTTATTTAATATTACTATAAAAACTAATTGCTTTACCTAATATTCTGATTTTTTCAAGTTCTGGACCTTCATAATTCATAACTTTGTAGGTAGGATTTTCAGGACGAAGTTCTATTCTGTTATCGTATTTATATACTTTCTTTAAAGTAGCGTCATTGCCGATAAGAACGGCAGCAATTTCCCCATTTTCAACATCAGGTTGTTCTCTAACAAAAACTATATCACCATCAAATATTCTAGCATTAATCATGCTATCACCTTTACAACGCAAAGCAAATGTGCCTTTAGTATCTGTTGGCATAGGAACATAATCCTCAATATTTTCATCAGCGAGAATTGGTTCACCACAAGCAATAGTACCAACTAGAGGGACTAACTTAGTCTTTGGTAGGGGAATAATATTTTCTGCCTTTGGAGTGGTAGGTTCTTGTGTTCCTCTTTCCATTGGTACATTCTCAAATCCCATTAACCAAGCTTCATTTACATTTAATGCCTTTGCAATTAAGTATGTGCGAGTTTGTTTTGGTTTGAATTTACCAGACATATATTGGCTCATTGCAGATTTAGGAATTTTTGTTTTATTACAAAGTTCACTTTGAGTAATACCCTTTATATCCATAGCTTTTAGTAGTTGTTTGTAAAACTCAGCCATAAATATCACCTCTTTGATTGAATTATATAATATAGTTTAGAAAAAATCAAGAAAATTTTTGAAAAAGTTTAGAAAAATTGAAATTTTATGTTGACAATATAAATTTCTTAGGTTATACTAAGTTTAGAAAAACTAAACAAGAGGTGAGATAAGTTGAGCCTAAAACCTTATTATCCTAATTTAGAAGCAGAATTTTCTAGAAAAGGTATTAAGAAAAAGCAAATTGCCGAACAATTAGGAATTTCAGAACGAGCATTTAGTAGTAAAATGACTGGCAAAAATGATTTTTGGTTATCTGAAGCATTTGCTATTTATTCTTTATTCTCTAATGTTTCGTTTACAGATTTATTTGCTCATAAATAAAAGAGCGAATTTTTTATTATATGAGGGAGGTGAATACAATGCCTAATGAAACTGCATTTAATTATAGTAAATTAAAAGGTAGGATTAAAGAAAAGTGTGGAACTTGTTTTAACTTTGCCAAACAGTTAGGTTGTTCAAACAACACTTTATCTGCGAAAATTAACAATGCTAGTGATTTTTCTCAAACAGAGATTATAAAATCAGTAGATATTTTAGATTTAAAGGTAGAAGATATTTCCACATATTTTTTTACTCCAAAAGTTTAGTTTTTCTAAACTTTTAACCTAACAAAAAACTGAATAGAGTTAAATCTATCCAGTTATAAAGAGGGGGTGGAAAATATGACTGTTGGAGAAATTCTAACATTAATTGAAGTATCAGCAAGATCACTTTGTTGGATTATGATTGCTGTTACTTTTTGGTTACAAAGTTCAGAACTCAAAACTCTTAAAGCAGAAGTTCAAAACTTGACAAGATTGCTTTGCTCTATTCTTTCTAATGTTAATAAAAAATAAGTTATTTAGATGTAGCTGCATTGTAACTTTCTATAAGCATTTTAGTTATTTCAGATAGTTTTTCAATTTGGTCATCTTGTGACTTATTTTGAGATTTAACATTATCTCTATTAATTATAGCAGTTTCGTGTTCAATTTTAGCAGTTTGATTTTCTTCACAAGCAGTAAAAAGTTGAATTATCGCAGTTATAAGAGTAATTAAGCCTAGAAAAATCTTAGTTGTAAATAACTTTTTATTTTTAGTAGATTTCTCTTGAATTACATAATCATTAATTGGAATATTGGATTGTTCTAAAGTTTCTAATTGTTGATCACTAAAGTCTATGATAACTTCCTTTTCACTTTCCGGAACATTTAAACTTTTAAAACTGTCATTAATAGAATCTTGAATGCTTTTAATTGTTTCAGGTGGAAATAGGACTTTCGTATTTAGCTCACAGGAAAATTCTTCTAAAGTCCTTTTCAAAGTAACACTTAAGTTATCAAAAATTCGATTGTATACTTTGTTGAATTCTTTAGAAAGAATTGTATTTATGAAATCTGAATACTCTTTCAAAGCACGATTGATAGATTGTTGTGCTTTAGATAAGTCAAGAGTAACTTCTGTATTTGCTTTAGTATCAAAATTTAAATTTTCCATTGCAGTATCCTCACAAATTCTAATTATTTAATACAATAATACAAATATTTTTGTATTTTGTCAAATAAATTTGGGATAAAGCAATGTAAATCAACTGGCCCATAATTGGGACTTATGAAAGTAGGTGAGGAATGAAATTGATGAAAGTTGAAAAAGAACTTCATCCAATAAAGTTAAGACTTATAAAAAAAGAACTGCCAAAGAATATAAATTCTCCAGCAGGACTCCACAACATTAAGTATTATGTTCAATATGTTTCTTTAGATGGTTTTATTCTAAAGGAAAGAGAAGCTGATAGTTTTGATTTGAATGACTTTTTCAGATATGTAAGGAAAATTGATGAATTGGACAATCAAGGCACAACATAACTTTTAGTGAGGTGATGAAATGGCAAAAGAGTTAGCTTATAGGGTATGGGTAAATGATGGTGGCAAGCAAGTGCTGTGGGCAGAAAAGGACCACAACGGCAACAAGACCAATCATCTGACAAAAGAACAAGAACAACGCTATATTAATGGCATATGTTCAAGAATAAGTCAGGGTATGACTGACTATGTGAATAACCATCCTGATTCAGCACTACTGAATTAGTCAAAAGAAAGGAAGTGAAAAAAGTGGGAAGTTTCACTATTGCAGTTATTATACTGGCATTTGTACTTCTAGTCATAGGTGTTATAGGTTGTCTGAATAAGGCTCACACAGATAATACCAAGTGGCTTCAGAATAGTTGGAACGAAGTGATGAACGAACAAAGGCATTTGCTAGAAATGATTAGGGAAAACCAAAATCAGATAGCAAGACTGCTAAGAAAGTTGGAGAGTGAAGATGAAAGAAAAGATTAAAGCAGTAGGACTGGCAGTATCAATAGTGGTTACAATCATTGTTTCCTTAGTGCTACATATCAATTTACTATCAAAGTATGGTGGTTTCTTACTTCTTCCGTTTCTCTACTTTGGTATGGTCTATGTTTTGCCACGCATATTGTCTTATATTATGGACGATTTCAAGGTGGCATACAGTAGGGAAAACCTTTGTATCACTAAGGATGATTTCCAAACAAAGTGCTTTGAGGAAGCCTTAGGCACAAAACCGGAAGAAGTTGTAACAACTCTAGAGGGCGAAGAAGTATGAACACAAAGTACATTTTTCCACTATTGTTGATTATCTTAGATGTAGGTGCTGCAATAGTCTATGGCATTAACAAAGATTTCAAAATGGCAACATATTGGATTGCTGCTGCAGTTCTTAATATTTGTGTGACATTTTAATTTTGGAGGTGAGAGAAAATGAAAAAGATGAATCAAAAAAGGTTCATTAAGCTAGCAAGAAGATTTTACACAGAAAAGGACATCAAAAGAGTCATTAACTTTATGAGAGAGCATAATGGTTTTATTTCTTATCTTGACTTTGTAGTTATCTTATATGTGCACAAATCAAATCTTGATAACACATTGATTTATTTAACACAAACGTTTCAATCAGGTGTTAGTAAAATCGTCAATAATTTCTTTCCACCCTTTCACATTGAACTAAGCATGCTTATTTTGGGGGAGTGAGATAAATGTTTTATAAGAACGAGGACAGAAAGTGTGAATGTTTTAAATGCGAACTTAACACAACTTGCCCTTATATCGATAAGTACCAGCGACTTGGCAGAGAGCATAAAGGTGCTTTAGCCCTCTGCAAAAAGTTACCGGAAAACCAAAACAAAAGAAAAAGCCACTAAGAAATTGCAGTTTCTTAGTGACCTGAAAGGTGTTCCTATTACGGAACATATTAAAATATTACAATTTCATTTTAAAATACTGAAATTGAAAAGTCAAGAATTTTATTACAAAGGAGAGTAAAAGTAATGGAAATTACAGTAAAGATACAAGCTGATGAACTAGCAGGAGCTATCAATAACCTTGCCGAGGCATTACTTGTTGACAATAACAATCTTGCTGAATCTATCAGCAACCTTGCTTTATCAGTAGGTCCGATAGAGGCAGTTAAGGCAGAACCTAAGAAAGTAGCAAGAGGTTCACAGAAAGTTGAGGACAAGCCAAAGCCGACTGAACCACCAAAGGCAGAACCAAAAGAAGAGCCAAAGGCAGAAAAGGACGAACCTCAATACAAGATTGAGGACATCAGAACTGCTTTTGCAACCTTTGCAAAGGCTAAAGGCAAGGACAAGGCTAAGGAGATTTTATCACGGTTTAACGCACACAAAGTCACAGAACTAGAAGAAGATGACTACAACGCAGTTATGAAAGTATTGGAGGGATAAAAATGCCGGAAGTACACGCAAGGCTCTCAGCCTCAGGCAGTAAGAAGTGGCTGAATTGTCCCGGTTCAATTCAGATGGAATCAGAGTTTCCTGACAAAACATCAGCTTTTGCAGAAGAAGGCACTAATGCTCATTCTCTAGGTGAGGCAAAGCTAAGACTTGCACTAAATCAGTACAACAGAGTTAAGTACCACAATGCTATCAAGAGCCTTGAAATTACAGAGGATATGGACGATTACACAGACAGTTACAAGGACTTTGTAATTGAAAGGTTTAACGAGGCAAAAGGAAAGACACCTGATGCACAAATCTATATTGAAAAGCAACTTGACTTTTCTCTGTGGGTTCCTGAAGGCTTTGGTACAGGTGACGCAGTAATTATTGGTGACGGTACACTTGAAATTATTGATTTAAAGTATGGTACAGGTGTAAGGGTGTCAGCTAATGACAATTCACAAATGCGACTTTACGCACTGGGTGCAGTTAGTGCTTTTGACTTTCTCTATGATATTAAGCAAATCAGAATGACTATATATCAGCCTAGAATTGACAATATCAGCACAGAAACTATTAGCTTTGAATGTTTAATGGCTTGGGGTGAAGAAGTCAAGACGAAGGCAGAGAGAGCCAATAACGATAATGTAACGGAGTGCGTTGCAGGTCCTCATTGTGATTCAAGTTTTTGCAAGGCCAGAGCAGTATGCAGAGCATATAACGAAGAAAGACAAAGACTTGCAATGTATGACTTCAAAAGACCTGCAAAGCTTACTATTGAAGAAATAGCAGATATTATTGACCAAGCAGACAAAATCAGCAAATGGGTAAAGACAGTTAGTGACTATGCCCTAGATCAAGCACTTAACCATGGTGTAGAAATACCGGGTTTTAAATTAGTAGAGGGCAGAAGTATTCGTAAATACTCAAAGTCTGATGAAGAGATAGGCAACCACCTAATGAGCTTGGGGTACCAAGAAAGCGACATTTTCAATAAGTCAATAAAGACTATATCAAATATGGAAAAACTTCTAGGCAAAAAAGGTTTTAATGAAATTTTAGGTGACTATGTGGTAAAGCCACAGGGCAAACCTACATTAGTACATAGTGACGACAAAAGACCGGCTATAAATTCAACTGCAAATGCAGTAGAAGATTTTAAGAATATTACAAACAAAGGAGAATAAAATAATGGCTAACAATATCGAAACAAAGGTAATCACAGGCAAGGTAAGATTTTCATACGCAAATGTTTTTGAACCAAAGAGCATTAACGGAAGTGATGAGAAGTATAGCACTTCTATCCTTATTGACAAGAAGGATACAAAGACCATCAAGGCTATTAGAAATGCTATTGAGGCAGCTAAGCAAGCCGGTGTCTCAAAGTTTGGTGGCAAAATTCCTGCCAAGCTAAAAGAACCTTTAAGAGATGGTGACGAAGAAAGAGAAGATGACGAAAACTACAAGGGCAAGTACTTTGTTAATGCTAACGCAACAACAAAACCGGGACTTGTTGACAGTAAAGGCAGACCTATTATTGACCCAACAGAGTTCTACAGTGGTTGCTATGGTTACGCATCTATTACCTTCTATGCCTTTAATTCAAAAGGAAACAAGGGTGTTGCCTGTGGTCTTAACAACCTTATGAAAACAGATGACGGTGAACCATTAGGTGGTAGGGCTAAAGCAGAAGATGACTTCGCAGCCCTTATCACAGACGATGAAGACGATTTTCTAGATTAATATGAAAGAGTTGAGCATTGATATAGAAACCTATAGCAGTGTTAATCTACTAAAATCAGGTGTGTATGCTTATGCAGATGCACCTGATTTTACAATCTTGCTTTTTGCCTATGCCTTTGATAATGAAGAAGTAAAGATTGTAGATACTGCTTGTGGTGAGAAAATCCCTGATGAAATTATTAAAGCGTTGCAGAATAAAGAAATAATCAAAACTGCTTTTAACGCTAACTTTGAAAGAACCTGTTTAAAAAAGTATCTAGGCATAGATATGCCACCTAGTCAATGGCATTGCACAATGATACAAAGTGCTGAACTTGGACTTCCAAAGTCATTAGCCGGTGTTGCAAAGGTGCTGGGGCTTACGGAACAGAAGGATAGAAGTGGTAAGGCTTGTATTGATTATTTTTCTAAACCCTGCAAGGCTACAAAATCAAACGGTGGCAGAACAAGAAACTTGCCACAACACAACACAGAAAAGTGGGAAATATTCAAGAGCTACTGTATTCAGGATGTAGTGGTTGAAAGAGAAATTAAAAGGAAACTTGATAAATTTCCACTACATCCTAATGAACAGAGGTTGTGGGAGTATGACCAAAGAATTACCGATAGAGGTGTTGGAGTGGATGTAACTATGGCTAAGAATGCTATTCAGTACAGTACACTTCATAAAGAAAAATGCCTTGAACTGTCAAGAAAGCTAACGGGACTTGAAAACCCTAATTCAGTTGCACAACTTAAAAAGTGGATAGAAAACCGTACCGGAAACACCTACGAAAGCCTTAACAAAAAGGTAGTAAAAGAAATACTTTCACAAAGTAATGACCCACTACTTAAAAAGGTTCTGTCTTTACGGTCTGAACTTTCAAAGACTTCTACAAAGAAGTATGAGGCTATGGTTAATGGTGTGTGTTCTGACGGTAAAATAAGAGGTATTCTTCAGTTCTATGGTGCTAATCGTACCGGTAGATGGGCAGGTAGAATGGTTCAAGTTCAGAACCTGCCACAAAACCATATTGAAGATTTGGAACTTGCTAGGCAGACAGTAGTTGACGGTGACTATGAAATGTTTGAACTTCTTTACAATGTACCTAACACTCTTTCAGAGCTTATCAGAACTGCTTTTGTACCTAGCATAGGCAACAGATTTGTTGTGTCTGACTTCTCAGCTATTGAGGCAAGAGTAGTAGCCTATCTGTCAGGTGAAAAGTGGAGAATGAAAGTGTTTGAAGAAGGTGGAGACATTTATTGTGCATCGGCAAGTCAGATGTTCAAAGTACCTGTAGTTAAGCATGGTGTAAACGGTCACTTAAGACAGAAAGGCAAAATTGCAGAACTTGCACTTGGCTATGGTGGTTCTGTAGGTGCATTAAAGTCTATGGGTGCTTTAGAAATGGGACTAAAGGAAGAAGAACTGCAACCTTTGGTTGATATGTGGAGAAACACCAACAGACACATAACATCATTTTGGAAAGAGTGCGAAACCTCTGCAATGTTAGCAATTAAGGGACAACCACAAAAATTAAAATGTGGTGTGTCATTTTATAAGCAGTCAGGAATTCTGTTTGTAGGACTACCATCAGGCAGATGCCTTGCATATGTCAAGCCACAAATAGGAGAAAACAAGTTTGGCAGTCCCTCAATTACATATATGGGTATGAACCAAACTAAAAACACCTGGGAAAGGCTGGAAACCTTTGGTGGAAAGTTAGTGGAGAATATAGTACAAGGCTTTGCAAGGGACTGTTTAGCTGAATCTATAATCAGGCTGGAGGACAGAGGTTTTAAGTGCAATTTCCATGTTCACGATGAAGTTATATTGGATGTTCCGATAGGTGTTTCATCAGCAAAAGAAGTAGCCGATATAATGGGCGAACCTATCCCATGGGCTAAAGGATTATTGCTAAAAGCTGAGGCATATGAAACACCATTTTATAAGAAAGATTAGGAGTGGTAGATATTAGAAAATTCAGTATTGCAACCGGTTTAAGTGTAAATACAAAGTTGTGGAAGAACTGTACTATCACCTGGGATGAGTTACTAAAAAGGCTTGAAAAAACCACCAGAACACCTGAAACACAAGGTGAATATAGAAATTTACCTAAGTCAAAACAAGACAGTATTAAGGATGTTGGTGGCTTTGTAGCCGGTAACCTAAAGAACGGCAGAAGAAAAAGAGAAAATGTAAACCACCGTTCGATAGTTACCCTTGACGCAGATTTTGCAAGTGAAGATTTTTGTGACACAGTTGATATGTTTGCAGAATATACCTACTGTATTTATTCCACACATAAGCATACACCGGAAAAACCAAGATTAAGATTACTTATTCCATTGTCAAGAGATTGTACACCGGACGAATATGAGGCAGTCGCAAGGAAAATTGCAGAGGATATTGGTATTGATATGTTTGATGATACTACATACCAGCCTCAAAGGTTAATGTTCTGGGCAAGTACAAGCATTGACGGTGAATATGTATTTAAACATTCGGAAAATAAATTACTTGATGTTGATAAGGTACTAAGCACCTACACAGATTGGAAAGATGTTTCACAGTGGCCTTATTCATCAAGAACAGTTAAGAACAAAGAAAGACTACTAAAAAAGCAAGAAGACCCAACCACAAAAAAAGGTGTAATAGGTGCATTTTGCAGAACCTATAATGTGCGAGATGTAATAGAAAAGTTTTTACCTGATGTGTATTCACCTTGTGAAAATGATGATAGATACACTTACATTAACGGTAGTACCTCAGCAGGGTTAGTTATTTATGAAGGTGGAAAATTTGCCTATTCAAATCACGCAACAGACCCGGCAGGTGGAACACTTTGTAATGCCTTTGACCTTGTAAGGCTACATAAGTTTTTAGACTTAGACGATAATGCAAAAGAGGGTACTCCCACAGTAAAATTGCCTTCATATTTAGCTATGCAGGACTTTGCCTCTAATGATAAAGAAGTAAGATTATTAATGCACAAAGAGAGAACACAGTCTTGCACAGAGGACTTTAAAGGTATTGTTGAAAGTGAAGAAAGTAATGATGATTGGATACTTGAACTTGCAACAGATAGCAAGAACAACAACTTGCCCACAATTGATAATTGCCTAAAGATTTTTAAGAATGATAGTAGGTTAAAGGGCAAAATGGCATACAACTCCTTTACAAGACGGCATACTGCTTTAGGTAGATTGCCTTGGGACAGTAACGAAGAACAGAGAGAATGGACTGACACAGATGATGCAGGACTAAGGCACTATACAGAAAGCCTATACGGTATTAAAAGTAAAGCATCAATTCAGGACGCATGGACCTTAGTCAGTATGGCTAATCAGTACAATCCGGTACAGGACTATTTATCAAATCTTGAATGGGACGGTATAAATAGGGCAGAAACCTTGTTTATAGATTACCTAGGTGCTGATGATAACTTATACACTAGGGCATCAACTAGGAAAATGCTTACTGCCGGTGTGGCAAGAATTTTTAATCCCGGTGTTAAGTATGACAATGTTCTTGTGTTAGTAGGTCCACAGGGTTGTGGCAAAAGTTACATTATACGAAAACTTGGGAAACATTGGTTTAGTGATACTTTGACAACTGTTCAAGGCAAAGAGGCATACGAACAGTTGCAGGGCTTTTGGATTATTGAAATAGCTGAACTTTCTGCACTTAGAAGAAATGAGGTAGAGGCAGTTAAGCACTTTACTGCAAAGTCAGAGGACGCTTATCGTGCGGCATACGGACACCATACAGAGGTTAGAAAAAGGCAATGTATCTTTGTCGGCACAACTAACCAACACGAATTTTTACGAGATACAACCGGTAACAGAAGATTTTTCCCTATTGATGTTCGTGTTGACAGAGCAACTAAAAATGTTTTTGAGGACTTAACAGACTATGAAATTGACCAAATATGGGCTGAGGTTGTACAGATTTATAAGCAAGGTGAAAAACTGTATATGGATACTGATGAGCTAAGAAAACTATCAGAACAAGAACAGAATCAGCACTTTGAAGAAAGCCCATTAACCGGTGATGTGGTGAAATACCTTAATACACTTTTACCTGAAAACTGGGCAAGAATGGACTTAAGCGACAGACGGTTATTCCTTAACGGCAATGACTTTGGTGTTAAAGAAGAAGGTACAGTTGTAAGGGATAAGGTATGCCCACTTGAAGTGTGGTGTGAGGCTTTTGGTGGTGATAGAAAAGATTTTAATTATCAGAAAAGTAAAGAAATCAAAGACATTATTATCCGTACAGGAGAATGGGAGCAGGTGAAAAACAACTTTAAATTTGGCGATATTTATGGACGGCAAAGAGGCTTTAGAAGAAAAGGGTCAACAAAATAGAAAAAAAGCTGTTGACCCTAAAAATGGCTTAGGTATGCGATTATTCGCATAGGGTCAACAGGGTCAACAACTTATATATATAAGTATATTGAATTATAGAGATTATAGAAATTACGAACCTTAAAAAAATTTATAAATCCTATATTCAATGATAGTCTATAGAAAATCTGTTGACCTTGTTGACCCACAAGCCAAAAATCCCATACTTATGGGACAAATGGGGGTCAACAGATTTACAACAAAGAAAGGAATTTATAGAAATGCAAGAGGCAAAGGTAGAAAAATACCTAATAAGATATGTGAAAGATAAAGGTGGGCTATGCCTAAAGTTCATATCTGCTAGTATGAGAGGTTTGCCGGATAGAATAGTAATACTTCCACAAGGAAAAATTTTCTTTGTGGAACTAAAGGCAAAGGGTAAAAAGCCAAGACCGGAACAGACAAGAGTACATAAACTTTTTTCTTCTCTGGGTGTAAAGGTTTATACTGCCGACAGTAAAGAAAAGGTAAGGAGTGTTGTTGATGAAGTTTATTCCTCATAAGTATCAGAGTATGGCAATAGAGAAAATTTACAACACACCAAGATGTGGACTTTTTCTTGATATGGGACTTGGTAAGACCGTAATAACATTAACAGCCATCGAGGACCTAATTTACAATCAATTTGAAATATCAAAGGTTTTAGTTATTGCACCTTTAAGAGTTGCAGAAGATACATGGAGCAGAGAGTGCGAAAAGTGGGACCACCTAAAAGATTTAAGTGTAGTAAAGATTTTAGGCTCACCTAGAAAAAGAAGATTAGCTTTAGCACAAGAGGCTGATGTTTATATTATCAATCGTGAAAATGTTGTGTGGCTGACTAATGAACTTTCAAGCGTTGGTGATGGTCGGTTCTTTGATATGGTGGTTATTGATGAACTTTCTTCCTTTAAGTCACCAAAAGCACAAAGGTTTAGAGCATTAAGAAAGTACATTACACGAAGTAAAAGAGTTGTTGGACTTACCGGTACACCTGCACCAAACGGATTAATTGATTTATGGAGTCAGATGTACCTTATTGACAGTGGGGAAAGGTTAGGTAAAACTGTTTCAGGTTATCGTGAAAGATATTTCACACCTAACCAGAGAAACCAAACAACCATTTTCAATTACAAGTTAAAGGAAAATTCAGAAAAGGCTATTATGGATAAAATTTCAGACATATGCGTGTCTATGAAAGCAGAGGATTGGCTTGATATGCCTGAAAGAATTGATTCGATTATCAGCGTTAAGATGACACCTGAGCAACAACTGGCATATGAAAAGTTTGAACATGATAGCTACATAGAGTTTGCAGAGGGTGAAGTAAATGCAACTACTGCCGCAACCTTAACAAACAAACTGTTGCAGTATAGCAACGGTGCTATGTATATGGAAAATGGCAGTTATGTGGTGGCTAATAATCAGAAGTTAGATGCACTTTCTGAATTACTCGATACTGCAAACGGTAAACCTATCTTATGCTTTTACAGTTTCAGACACGACCTTGAAAGGATAAAGGAAAGGTTTAAGTTTGCCAAAAAGCTGGAAAGTTCAGCAGATATTGAAAGTTGGAATAAGGGAGAAATTCCATTACTCTTAGCACACCCTGCCGGTGCAGGTCATGGACTTAACTTACAAGCCGGTGGCAACATTATTGTGTGGTACGGTTTAACATGGAGTTTGGAACTTTACCAACAGGCTAATGCAAGACTATATAGACAAGGTCAGCAGAACGCAGTGATTATCCATCACTTAATTACAGAGGGTACTTGTGATGAAAGAGTTTTGAACAGCTTACAAGGTAAAGCAAATGTACAAGAGGACCTATTAAAGTCCCTTAAAGCAAAGTATGAAAAGTAAAGGAGAAGAATATGGAAATTAAGAAAGTATGTGCAGTATGTGGCAAGGAGTTTACTGCAAGAAACCACAATGCAAAGTATTGTTGTTATGAGTGCAAGAAAAAGCATACAAGAGAGTATGAAAGAAATCTCCGTAACGAAAAGGCGAAAGCCTCAAAGCAATCACGAGAACATAACCTTAACCGTACTTTGTACAATTTACATAAGTACAACGAAGAAAACGGAACAAGGTTAAGCTACGGTCAGTATAGAGCTAAGATTGAAAGTGGGGAGATTGCTATATGAGTAGAAAATGTGAAACTAGTTTGTATGATTATTATATGCATACATTATATGCAACATATCATACAACCAATGATGATACAATGGTTGAAATAATAGAACCTTTATCGGAGCAATCCGAGATTTGGATTGTACAAAACTGTGATACTGAAATGTTCTTTTTAGCTCACAGAAGTCAATTAGATGATATTCATTATTATGTATAATCTAAATAGTGAATATAATTACTAACTATGACTATTTCAAGTTTGCGGAAGGATGTGAAACAATGAACGCTAAAGAGTACCTTAATCGTGTAAGGTTTGCTGATATAAGCATTAATACTAAGAGTGATGAACTGTATCACCTAAAGCTAAAGTCATTACAAGTAAGTCCACAGAGCCAAGGTGAAAGGGTACAGAGTTCCGGTAGTGGTGGTGACTTTACAAAGATTATTGATAAGATTGTTTTATTGCAAGACAAAATCAATGAAGAAATTGCCGGACTTGTAGAATTAAAGGAACAAGCCAGAACCCTTATACATAGGCTGACTGATGAACGATATAAAACAGTTCTGACAGAGTATTACCTAAATCATAAAACATGGGAGCAGGTAGCTGATTGCATGAATTATGATTTGAGATATGTGTACAAGGTTCATGGCAGAGCCTTACAAGCTTTTTCAGAAGTTTTAAAAGAGGACATTAAAAGACACCCTAACCAGTGCTATAATGATATTATGGAAAACCGAAAGAGATAGATAAGATTGCAAGAATGATTTTCACTTCTACTATTCCTCTTGTAAAAAATTCAGCATTACCCACCTAATCACTTAGGTGGGTTTTGTTGTGAAATTGCACATACATAATAATTATTACTTGTGCGTTTATACAAAATTTGACAAATTACTTTATTTTGTTATTTTATTTCGATATAATAACATATGAGGTGATAGTAGATGTCAAATAAGGTAGAATTTTTTCTATGTACCTTTATTAAAAAAGATTGTGAAGGTACATATTTCAAAAATAATGATTACTATAAAGGTGATCTAAAAAAATTCTTTGAAGGTTTGTACGATATTTTTGATAGAAAAGATACAAAGAAAATTCTTTCTCGTAATATTTCCGGTAAGAATTTAGTTGTATCAAGATTTAATAAAAATCAAAGTGAATATATATCAATTCCATTTGGTAAACTAAAAAAAGGTGTAACTTTTCATATGGTTGATGACACTTTACAACAACTAGATACAAAATTATTTGAAGTAACTTCTATGGTTTTTGATACGGTGAAAAATATAGCCATCATAACCAAGAATCGATTAGGTCCAAATTATACTCAAATTGAAGAGTATTTGAATTCTTTTATACCAAAAGATTTTGAGTACAAGATAAAAATAGTACCTTTACTTGAGGATATTAGCATAAAAAATGTGGGTACACCAAAGTACATTAAAAAAGTAGATTTGAGATTACGATTAGATGATTCTACTAAGAAACAATATGGTACAGGTTTAAAATCCAATAAAGGACAAATTAATTCTTTCGTTGATTATTCAACGAATCAGTTGAATTCAACTGATATTTCTATATCTTTTGGATTCCATTATGGCAAAAAAGAAGATTCTTTGGACATTGAATGTGTTAAGAATCTTATTGAAGAATTGGAACTTAATGAAGAAATTATTAATCAAATTACTTTGGAATATTATAATGGTGAGAAGAAAAAAACTGCACTTTATAAGAATAGTAGTCTTATAGTTGATTATTATTTTGATTTTAGAGGGGAGTATCTGCCTTCTGAGTATTTGCTAAATAATTGTGAGGCAGCATTTCAAAGCGAGGTTATGAGATATCGACCAAGAATGATTGAAATTAAGTCGAACGAGAAATCTATTTCGCAAGTAATGGGACCCTTAAAACTTGATTGGAATCCGACAGAATCATTTGAAGACTAATTTATATAATAAAAAAGGGGGGAGATATTATTAAAACTTTTTTTAGAAATTTTAAAATAGAGATTTTCTTCACTTTAGGATTTATTATATTTTTACTAATATGTATGTTTTGTCAAAATAGTATTTGGTTAAGAAGTACAGGTGACTTTTTAGAAAAATATTTAGATAGTGATAGATTGGGATATATTATAAGCATTTTCTCCATTGTAATAGGTTTTTATTTAACTATTGCAACCATTGTATCATTATCAATTATTAATGTTAGTAAAGCGATACTATTATCACAGTCTGATGAACCTATATTGATGTTAATTATGTTGGGTATTTCAGAAAATTTATTATGTGTTCTTTTATGTACACTTATTAGTGATTTTTCGTCAGTTTTTGTTAGCTTTATTATTTTGTATTTTTTAGTGATTTCTATTATAACTTTTATAAAATTTATAAATTTTATAAGATCCCTATTTGTCACAAATATGAAATCTATGAAAGAAGAAATAAAGGTAAAAGAGTATAATGAACAGGAACTGTTCATTACTCTTGAAAAGATTGAGAAAAATACAAGGAAACAGGATAAATAATATTGAAAAGGTTAAGCATTGCTTAGCCTTTTTCTTTTGCATTTTAATTTAATAAAGAGAGGTGGTGACGGTGGCAAAGGGAAAATATCAAAAGTGGTTACTAAAGGAAAATTTATTATTGCTGGAGGGTTGGGCTAGAGATGGTTTAACTGATGAACAGATAGCAAAGAATATGGGTATTTCAGTTAAGACTTTATATAACTATAAAACAAACCATTTACCGATTTTACAAGCCTTAAAAAAGGGTAAAGAAGTTGTTGACTATGAAGTTGAGAACGCTTTGCTTTCATCAGCACTAGAGGGCAATACAACGGCTCAAATCTTTTGGCTTAAAAATAGACGACCTGATAAGTGGAGAGATAAGCAGAAAGAAGAAACAGACACAACGGCACTTAATAAGCTGGATAATATTTTGAAAGAGATTAAAGATGATGCACTAAGGAGTACAAAGAATGGGTTACACAAATAAGCAAAAAGAATATATTGTAAATGCTACCCATAGATGGAACATAAAGAGTGGTGCAGTTCGTTCCGGTAAAAGTTTTGTTGATGTTACTTTTATTGTACCTATGAGAATTAGGGAGAGAATAGGCAAAGACGGACTTTGCTTTATTATCGGTGTATCTAAAGAAACTATTGAGAGAAATGTACTTCAGCCAATGAGAGAACGATATACTTCTGATGTTGTTGGAACAATCAACAGTCGCAACATTGCTAAAATCTGTGGTGAAGATGTTTATTGTTTAGGTGCTGAAAAGGTTAGTCAGGTTGCAAAAATTCAAGGTGCTTCAGCTAAATATATTTATGGTGATGAAGTAGCAAAGTGGAATGAAGATGTATTTGCTATGCTAAAGTCAAGACTTGATAAGCCTTATTCTTGTTTTGACGGTAGCCTTAATCCTGAACACCCTACTCACTGGCTAAAGCAGTTTATTGACAGTGATGCAGATATTTATTTGCAAGAGTATACAATCTTTGATAATTCCTTTTTGTCTAAAGAATTTGTACAAAACTTGTGTAATGAGTATGAAGGTACTATCTATTATGATAGATTGATTTTAGGCAAGTGGGTTCGTGCCGAAGGTGCTATTTATCGCAAATTTGCAGACAATCCAAAAGCGTATTATTGTAAGCTGGTAGAGAGAATAAACCCTGATTTACCATACAAACAGATACTAAAAAGCTCTTTACAAGAAGTAACTATTGGTATTGACTTTGGTGGTAATAAGTCAGGTCATGCGTTTGTTGCTACCGGTACAACTGATAATTACAGTGAGCTGGTGGCAATTAAAAGTATAAGGCACTTTGGAGAATATGATAGTAACGATTTAGACAGACTGGCTATAGAATTTGCACAGTCTGTTTTTGATATGGTAGGAAAAGTTGATTATGTTTATTGGGATAATGCCGAAACTGTTTTAGGTAGAGGTATAAAAAGAGCCTTTGAAAAGAAATTTCCTAATGTTATTGTTAGACCGGCTAGGAAAAAGCCTATACAAGACCGTATTCAATGTGCTTTGCGACTTATGGGAGCAGATAGGTTCTTTATTACTGATAGTTGTGGAAGCCTAAAAACGGCACTTACAGAGGCAGTATGGAACGATAAAAAGCTAAATGATGAAAGGCTTGATGACGGATCTACCGATATTGATAGTCTTGACGGTTTTGAGTACACCTTTGAAAGAAATATGAAAAGGTTTATAAAGGTGGGATAAAATGGGACTTATAAATTTTTTGAAAGGAGTGTGGAGCAGAGTGTTTCCAACAAAGCTAAGAAGTATTAAGAATGCACTTAATATTGATATTGCTTTAACTGATGAAATGTTAAAGTCTATTGATGTGTGGCAGAACAGTTATTCAGGCAGAGCCTTGTGGCTTGATGAATATCATGTTGTCAGTTTAAGACTTGAAAAGTCCATTGTAAGAGAATTTAGCAATGTTTCTTTGTCTGAAATGACTTCAAGTGTCAGTTACAAGCCACTTGATGAAATATACAAGAAAGCAATTAGAAACATTAACACACACTTTCAAAGAGGTTTAGCCACCGGTGCTATGATTATAAAGCCTTTAGGTGGCAGTAAAGTTCAGTTTGTTTCTGCCAATGCCTTTATACCTGTTGAATATGATACTGACGGAAGACTGATTAAAGTTATATTTCCTGAATTTAAAAAGCTAGGTAACAAGTTCTATACAAGACTTGAATATCACGACCTAGATAAAGACAAGGGACTGACAATTACTAATTCTGCCTATGTGTCTGACAGTGAAAGCACATTAGGCAATAAGATACCATTAAGCAGTATTGAAGAATGGGCAGACCTAGAAGAAAGTATCACATATCCCACAATGAATAAAACTGCTTTCGGCTATTATCGTAACCCTATTGACAATGATATTGACGGCTCTATGACTCCTATTTCTATATTTGATTCAGCGTTGCCAATTATTCAGAAAGCAGATATTCAGTTTGGTAGGCTTGATTGGGAGTTTGAAAGTGGAGAAAGAGCTATACACATTGATGAATCAGCACTAAAAGGTAATAGAGTAGCAAAGTTAAATAAAAGGTTATATCGTAGTGTTGACCTTGATGATAATGAGGGAATTCTACAGGACTATTCACCGACAATCAGACAAGTTGATATTAAAGCCGGACTTGAGGCATACAAAAGAGAAATTGAGTTTTCTGTTGGTCTTGCTTATGGTGACTTGTCCGATCCGGCAACAGTGGCAAAAACTGCAACGGAAATTAAGTCGGCTAAAGACAGAAAGTACAACACAGTCAATGCAATTCAAGAAAATTTAAAGGATTGTATGGAGGACCTTGTGTATGCTTTAGCTTTTTATAATTCAATGACTACAAGTGGTTACAAGTTTGTTTGTGATTTTAAGGATAGCATTAAGACAGATGAAGAAACAGAAAGAAATCACGATATACAGGACCTTAATCTAGGTATCTTAAGACCTGAGGAATACAGAGCAAAGTGGATGGGTGAAGACATTGACACAGCTTTACAGAACCTACCACAAAAAGCTGAGGTGATAGAATGAGTAATTCAATTATTATTACAACAATTATTTGTGTTACAGTTATTGTACTGGCTTTTATAGGTAAAGATTAATGCAAATTACTGAGAAGGATATAGAGTCTGTTCCTCAGCCTATTGTGAGCCTTTTTAATGACCTGGAACAAACTATTATGCTTGACATTATTAGACGGTTACAGGCTAATAATAAGGAGATTACAAGGTCAGCAGATTGGCAAATTAACAGACTTTATGAATTGGGAAAAAGTAAAGAAGAAATAAAGAGTTATATCAAGAACACCTTGAACCTATCTGATGAACAGATAGACAAGGTGTTTTCTAATGCTATAAGAAGTGGTTATGCAAGAGATATAAGCCTTTATGAAACAGTAGGTAAAAGTTTCATACCATATGAAGATAACTTACAACTTCAACAACTTGTTACATCAATGATAACTCAGACTAAAGGAGAGCTAAAGAACATTACCGGTTCTTTAGGCTTTGCACTTAGAGAGCCTAACTCAACTAAGCTAACATATACACCACTTACAGACTACTACCAAAGCACTCTTGACAAGGCAATAACTCAGATTGCAACAGGTGCATTTGATTACAATACTGTACTGGGAAATACAGTGAAAGAAATGACTAACTCAGGACTAAGGTACATTGACTATGATAGTGGTTACAGCAGTAGAGTATCGGTAGCAGTAAGGAGAGCAGTCCTTACAGGTTATAATCAGGTAGTGGCAAATATCAATGAGAGTAATGCAGAAAAACTTGAAACAAACTATTTTGAAACTACTTATCATAGTGGTGCAAGACCTACCCACCAACCTTGGCAAGGTAGGGTGTATAGCAAGGAAGAGTTAGTTTCAGTTTGTGGACTGGGTACAGTAACAGGGCTTTGTGGTGCTAACTGTTATCACAACTATTATCCATTTATTAAGGGTGTATCGGAAAGGACTTATACAGATGAAGAACTAAACCGAATGAACCAAGAAGATAATGAGAAAAGAGAGTTCAGAGGTAAAAGCTACACAAAGTATGAGGCTCTGCAAAGACAAAGAAAACTAGAAACCATAATGAGAGCAGAAAGACAAGAAATAAAACTGCTTACAGAGGGTGGTGCCGGTGAAGATGACCTAATGGCAGCCAATGCACGGTACAACAAAACCTCAGACGAATATGCAAGACTTTCAAAGGCTATGAACCTACCACAACAAAGACAAAGAATAAATATTGACGGACTGGGAAACATAGGTGCTAAGCTAGATAAAAGTAATAAGGTGGCTAAGAGTAACGGTACAAAGACTATTGAAAATGGTGTACATAAACTTTCTGATTCCGGTGACAACACCAACTTTGAAAAAACTATACAAAACAGTAAATCAAATATTGAAAAAAGTAACGATAGTGGTATAATAGAATTTGAAAAAGGTGTAACTAAAGATGTTAAGAAAATCTTTAATACTGAATATGAGAATATGCAACAGAAGTTTGGTAACATATCTACCATATCTTCTGTTGGTGTTCTTAGAGATAGTAATTTGAGTACATATGGCTCATACAATGATAATTCAAGAGAATTAGTGTTAAGATTTGCTAATAAGAAAAGTTTTGTATCAGAACACACTAAAAAAGCAAAGAAAATGAACAAGTCCGGTGAATGGTCAACTGCACATTATTTACACGCTATAAGGCACGAAATAGGTCATGCAATTCAGCTTGAACATAAACTGAATGACCCATTGTGGAATGAAAAATTAAAAGCAATACAGGATATAATGCGTTCATTACCTGAATATGATAACAATAAATTTAAAGGTAAATATACCGTATCAAAATATGCTATGCAAGATATAAATGAATTTATATCTGAATGTATTGCAGAAAGTATGAATAAGAAGGCAAAATACACATCTAAGCAAGTTGCAAATATCATTAAGGGGGATAAATAATTATGACTGAGATATTTAATAAGTATATAAAATGGTCTCATTTGGATAATACTTGTCATAGACGGCTAAATAAAGATGCCCCGGAATACATTAAAGATGAAGTAAGAAAACTTGATGATGAGTATTATAAAAAAACAGGAAGGCATAAAATGATTGTTGATTATGATGATGAATAACGATTGTCTAGACTATTAGTTTTTATACTTTTTATGTTTCGTGACAAAATACTGCTACTTAAGCACTTTACATTTTGTAAGGTGCTTTTTTTATACCCAAAATTACAAATATTGACCGTTCCTAAGTCGTTAAACTAAGGATAGAAAGAGGTGCTACCTCGTTAAAAAGCGTATCGAAAGGAGCTATTATGCAAAGAAAATTTTTAGAAGATTTAGGACTTGATAAGGATAATATTGATAAGGTTCTGAATCAGTACAACCAAGATTTAGAAAAGGCTAAACAACCACTTATTGTGGAAAGAGATAGCCTAAAGGATCAGCTAGAGACTGCACAAGATGCACTAAAAGAATTTGATGGGGTTGATGTTAAGGACTTACAAGGTAAAATTGATAGTCTTAACACAGAACTTGCAAACAAGGACAAAGAGTACAAGGATAAAATTTCAGATATGGAGTTTACTTCTGTACTTGATACGGCTTTATCAAAAAGTGGTGCAAAGAACAGTAAAGCTGTTAAGGCTTTGCTTGACCTTGACAACCTTAAAACATCAAAAAATCAAGCAGAAGATATTGAAAAGGCTATCAAGGATGTAAAGACAGAAAATGACTACATGTTCAAGTCAGATGAGCCTTTCAAAAATCCGGTAAAGAACACCGGTAACACAAATATTAAACCTGAATCAATGTCAGCCATTAGGTCTGCTATGGGTTTAGGTGAACCAAAAGAAAATAATTAATTAAGAAAAGAGGTTTTATTTTATGGCAAATACTATTGAATTAGCAAAATCCTATGTGCCACTTCTTGATGAAGTGTATAAGAATTCTGCACTCACTTCTGAGCTGGACGGTGCATCAGAACTAGCACAAGCCGGTGCTAATGCTAACGAACTGATTATTCCAATGATTGAAATGGACGGTCTTGCTAACTATGACCGTAACAGTGGTTATATTAACGGTGATGTAACTATTAAGAATCAGACAGTAGCTTGTAACTACGATAGAGGCAGAAAGTTTACGGTTGACAGTATGGATAATATTGAAACTGCCGGTATTGCATTTGGCAGACTTGCAGGTGAGTTTATCCGTACTAAGGAAGTACCTGAACTTGATGCATTTAGATTTTCTACATACTCAGGTATCAAGGGTATTTCTTCTGCATATGGTAGCCTTTCTACAGGTGACAGTATTATCAAGGCCCTTCGTACTGCTACTGCAAAGATGGATGATGACGAAGTACCTACAGATAACAGAATTCTGTACATTCGTTCAGACCTTTACGGTGTAATTGATGATATGGATACAACAAAGTCAAGAAAAGTGCTTGAAAGATTTTCTAAGATTGTTCCTGTACCATCATCAAGATTTATGACTAACATTACACTAAATGACGGTAAGACCAGTGGTCAGGAAAAAGGTGGTTATGCTAAGTCAGCTAAATCTGTTGATATTAACTTTGAGATTATCCATAAGTCAGCAGTAATCCAGTACACCAAGCACAAAGTACCTAAGATTATTGACCCTAACGCAAACCCTGATGCAGATGCATGGACTTTTGGTTATCGTAATGTTGGTATTGCTAGGGTGTATCAGAACAAAGTAGCAGGTATCTACTGTCACACAGTAACACAGAACACAGCTACTCAGTCAGTATCTGTATAAGAGGTAAAGCAGTATGATGATTTATGCAAATATGGATTTTTATAAAAATAAATATCAAGGTGCAGTCATTAATACTGCTAACCCTTATGTTTATTTCCGTAAAGCAACTAACTATATTAGGCACTATACTTGTGACAACATTGATGAGGGCGATATACCTGAACAAGTAAAAATGTGTTGTTGTGAAGTAGCTGAACTGCTTTATAATGCTGAGCAAAATAGTAGTAACTATGTAACCTCTGACAAGACAGGTGATATGTCAGTTACATATGAAAGTACAGAAAGCCAAAGACAGGTTTTGTCAAAGAAAATTAAGTCTGTAATTTATATGTGGCTAAGTGGTACAGGTTTACTGTACAGAGGTGTAAAGTGATTACTAATTTTAAATGTACTATATATCATTTTAATGGGGTGGGGTACAGTAAGTTTTATGTACCCCATTGTCATTGGCAAGAGAACAAGGCAAGTAATGTTATGAAAAGTGGTTTACAGAATGCTGACAGTGTAACTGTATATATACCACTTGATAGCCTTGTAATCACTCCTAGCAGTAGCTTGTTACCGGCTAATGATGTTTTCCCAGGAATGAAGATTGTGCCTAAGAAACTCTCACAAGACCTTATTGTAAAAGGTTATTGTGACTTTGAATTTAATAATACCGACCAAAAGACAGTATCGGAAAGTATGAAAGAGTTTAACAAGTCTTTTAGTTACAACACTATTATGTCAATAGACATCAAGGACTATGGTGCTAAAAGGTTACAACACATCAAGATTAGTGGAAAGTAGGTGAATGTATGATTATTAGTCAGCCACAAGATAACACAATTAACACACCTAACGGAAGTTTAAATCTTAAATGGCGTAGTGACTTTGGTTCTTTAACTGAAAAAGAATTTCAAAAGGCACAAAGGTTTGTAGACAATGAAGTTATAAGGCAGATGATACCATACACACCTATGGATACAGGCTTTCTGTTTAAGTCTGCCACAGTAGGTACAGTTATAGGTAGTGGTAAGGTTGTACAGTTAGGACCTTATGCAAGGTATTTATACTATGGTGTTGTTTATGGTCCTAATATTCCACTATACAAGAATGGTGAATTGGTAGGCTTTTACAGTCCACCAAAGAAATACCCTACCGGTAGAGAATTAAAGTATTCAACTGCTAAGCACCCTCTAGCCGGTAAAATGTGGTTTGAACGAATGAAAAAGGATAAGGAAGATGTTATCCTGAACGGTACTGCAAAAATTTTAGGTGGTAATGTGAAATGAACATAATTGAAGTAGTAAAGTCAGCTTTGCAGAGTTTTCCACAAATTAATGAAGTGTGTAATGAAATCTCTATTGACTTTACAGATGATACAATTGATAGTTACGGACTATCTTCAACAGGTGATACATTGCTAAAAGAAGATATTTTAGGTAATCAGACAAGACAACATAACTTTATTCTGTATGCAGTGTATCAGTCCGTTAATGACTATGACAGAATGGTAAATACAGGTGCTTTACTCTCACTTCAAATGTACCTTGAACATTTTGCAGATAATCAAGAAGTTACTGTCAAGGTGGGTGACAAAGAGTATATAGGCACTCTAACAAAGTTAACTTGTTCAAATGGTATGATTTACGAAATACCAAATGGCAATATGAATAACGGTGTGGTATATCAGTTGCAGATTATATCACAATACAAAATTGATTTTTAATGAAAGAAGGTAATATTATGGCAGAAACAAAAGCAGTAAGTGGTACACCCGGCAAGTATTCAGGTAAGCTAAAAAGAAGTTACTTAATGCACTACATTGACGCTAGTTTTGGTAGTCAGACACCTAGTTGGTTTCTAATCGGTAGAGATATTGAGGAACTATCAATGGAACTAAATCCGGAGGCAGACTCAAAGAATATTCTTGACCAAACTATTGATAATGGTTACGCACCAACTCTAGGTGTAGAAACATACTATGCAAACACAGAAGATGAAATCTTTGACAAGCTAAAAGACATTGCTATGAATAGACTTACAGGAGAAAATTGCAGAACAAAAATTCTTGAAGTACTTATTGATAACAATGCTACTATTGATGCATCAGGTGCAGTTACAGGTGCTAGTGCTTGGGTAGAGGATTGTTTTGTAAAGCCACAGTCTTACGGTGGTGCAGGTGGTAACAATAGTGGTGTAAATATTCCTTACAATGTTTCGCTTGAAGGTAATCGTCAGAAAGGTACTGTTGCTATTACTAACAAAGTACCAACATTTACAGCAGTATAGGAGAAGTCTAATGAACAATTTAAGTTTTGATGTTGGATATAAAGAATATTCTATTAACGGTGATGAAAGTAGAATTTTGCGTATTAAAATGACCGATTATGCGATTTTTGATAGATTCACAAAAGGAATGAAACAAATTGATAAGATTGCAAAAGAATATGAAAATTCTACTGCAAATACATTTGATGAGGCTAATAATCTTTTCGTAAGTGTAGATAGAAAAATCAGAAAACAAATAGATTTCATTTTTGATGGTGATGTTTCTGATATTATATTTGGTAATACTAACTGTATCAGCATTGCCGGCGGTAAGCCTGTTTTTCAGAATTTTTTAGAGGCAATTCTTCCTTCTATAAAAAAAGATATTGGGGTAGAACAACAAGAAATCGCTGAAAAGGTACATAAGTACACATCTAAAGTAAAATGATTGGTGAACTTCCTAAAAGCCTTGAAATTGACAATGCAACATATGAAATTAATTCAGATTTCCGTGTTGCATTGTTAATATTTCAAGCATTCAATGACCCTGAACTAGACCAATATTGTAAGGCTTTAGTATGTCTGAAGTGTTTGTATAAAGAAGTACCGGCTAATACAGAACAAGCTATTAAAAAAGCAATGTGGTTTCTTGATGGTGGAGATATTCCAAAATCTCAAAATCAAAGAAAAATACTTGATTGGGAACAAGATGAAAGTATAATCTTTCCGGCTATTAATAAAGTAGCCGGTTACGAAACAAGAGAAGTTAAGTACCTTCATTGGTGGACTTTTCTAGGTCTATTTAATGAAATTGGAGATGGCTTGTTTTCACAGGTAATGAACATTAGAGGTAAGAAGTCTAAAGGAAAGAAACTTGAAAAGTGGGAGAGAGAATTTTACAGTACCCACAAAGAGTTAATAGACCTAAAGAGAAAAGCTACTTCACAAGATGAACAACAGGAATTGGATTTTATTAATAGTATATTTTGAATATTTATAAAAAATATGTTGACTTTCACCGAATTATGATTTAAAATGTAATAAAATTATAAAAATGAGGTGAAATTTCACAATGAATAATTTAATGAAAAATTCTCAAAAACATAATGGGACTAAGAAACCGTTTTATAAGAAGTGGTGGTTCTGGGTTATTGTTGTAGTTATCGTTATTTCTATCGGAGCCGGTTCTGCCCGTAATGGAAATAGCAGTAAAGATACTGATAATAAAGAAACAACAACGGTTAGTACCAGTGCAGTAGAAACTACAACAGTGCAACCAACAACAAAGGCAAAAAAGAAAGTATCAGCTAAAGCTTACAAAAATAATTGTAAGACACTTTCTTTCAAAGATTTGTCCAGAAATCCTGACAAACATAAAGGTGAGAAACTAAAATATACAGGTAAGGTTATTCAGGTACAAGAAGATGAACACTGGCTTGATGACAATACTACTGTTGATTTAAGAATTAATGTTACTAAAGACGAATATGGTCTTTGGGATGATACTATTTTTGCAACTGTTGAATTACCAAAGAATGCAGATAGAATTCTTGAAGATGATATAATCACCATTTGGGGTGAATGTGACGGTAAGTATTCTTACACATCAGTCCTTGGTTCTGATGTTACATTGCCAAAGATTAATATTGAGTATTACAGTGTAAAATCAAAATAAAAACTAGCCACTCTGTGCGATAGAGTGGCTTTTTTTATGCGTACATCAAGTGGTGTACGCATTTTTTATATCCATTTTTAGGAAGGAGGGGTTGTATGGCAAGTGATGGTTCTCTTATATTTAATACACAAATTGATAAAAGTGGTTTTAATAAAGGTACTCGGACAATATCTAATGGATTAGGAACTTTAAAATCTTCCTTTGTAAAACTAGGAACAACAGTGGCTGCTGTATTTAGTATTAGCAAACTTATATCTTTTAGTAAAATAGCACTTAATACAGCATCTGACTTAACGGAAGTACAAAATGTTGTTGATACTGCGTTTGGGTCAATGAGCAATAAAATGGAGACTTTTGCCAATAAGGCAGTTAATAGTTTTGGTATTTCAAAATTAACTGCAAAACAAACCGGTTCAACTTTTATGGCAATGGCTAGAGGTATGGGTTTAGCCGAGAAGAATGCAAGTGATATGTCTATTGCTTTAACGGGTTTATCTGCTGATATGGCATCATTTTATAATGTTGACCAAGAAATATCTAGTACTGCCCTTAAATCCATCTTTACAGGTGAAACAGAAACATTAAAACAGTTTGGTATTGTAATGACTGATGCAAACTTACAGGCTTTTGCATTATCACAAGGTATAACAAAATCTACTTCAGCAATGACACAAGCTGAAAAAGTACAGCTGCGTTATAATTTTGTAATGCAACAAACACAATTAGCGCAGGGTGACTTCGCTAAAACACAAGGAAGTTGGGCAAATCAAACTCGTATTTTGTCAGAAAGATGGAAAGAACTGGCTGGGACAATAGGAACAGTACTAATTAATATACTTCTTCCGGCAGTAAAAACTATAAACGATGCATTATCAAGTTTAATAGCTTTTGCAGATAAAGCAGTAAAAAGATTATCTAAAATGTTTGGATGGAGTGAGGATACATCTAATTCAACATCTAATATTAGCAAAAATGCACAATCAAGTGCAGATAATATAGATAAATCTACTAAAGCTCAAAAGTCATTGACTAAAGCCGTAAACAATACAACTAAAGCAAATAAAAAGAATAATAAAGAATTAAAAAATGGTATTGCAAATTATGACCAACTAAATATTCTATCCCAAAATACAAGTTCTAATAGTGCTAAAAGTGATAATGCTAATGGTAATTTAGTTCCAATGAATACCACCAAATATCCTAATGCGGGAAGTGGAATTGGGAAATCTGTTGGCAAAGGTATTTCAGATAGCTTAACTAATGCTTTAAAAGATTTGTACAAAAAATGTGGATTTGATACCTTTTTAAATAACATTCAAAAAGGTATTAATTCTGTTGATTGGTCGGCTATTGGAAATAATTGCAAAAATATTTTTAAAAAATCAATACCAATAGCCAAAGCTTACTTAGAACAAGTACAAAATGTCAGCAAGGCAGCTTTAGGAGCAGTTGGTTCATTTGTTGGTGGTATAGTTCAGGTGGGAGGTAAGCAATTACAGACCCTAACAGGTGGTATTAGTAAGTGGCTTACAAAGGATCAAGAAAAAATAATAGGATTTATCAACACTATTGGTACGCACCTCTCAAATGGGTTTGATAATTTATCAACTTTCTTTGACGGAGCATTTGGCCTACTGGGTGATAGCATTGATAGGGTTAGACCAACTATGGAAAATGCAATATCTAATTTGCTATCAGGTATTACAGATTTAGCTGGTGGAGTTGGTACAATAGTATCTGATAGTTTTGAAATTGCAACAGGAAAATTAGTTGAATGGGTTGAACAGGATAGTGAAACTATTGGGACATTTTTTGATAATATTCAATTGCAGATTGCTGATGTTTTATCTTTAGTGGGTACTGTTTTTAGTGACATAGGTACCTTCTTATCCGAATGGTGGGAAAGTGACGGCTCATCTGTGTTTAGTAACATATGCGATATGTTTACAAATATTGGTACTACTCTTATGAATGTTTATAACGAATGGATTAAACCGGCATGGGACGCTATTGTTGATGTTTTTAAATCAGCCTGGGATAATTACTTAAAACCAATCTTCGAAAAGGCAGTCTCATTTTTCGGAAAGTTAGGGGATTGTATTTCAGCAATTTGGAATAACTTTTTATCACCTATTGTTAATTTTCTTGTTAAAACTTTTGGACCTGTTTTTACAAATATCTTTAAGGCCATTGGTGGTGTGTTTAACACAGTATTCACTGTAATTGGTGATGTTGTCGGTGGTATTTTAGATGCTCTTGGGGGGTTGCTTGACTTTATTACAGGTATTTTTACTGGAGATTGGAAAAAGGCTTGGAACGGTATCAAAGACTTTTTTAAAGGAATTTGGGATGGCATTTGGGGCATAATCAAGGGTGTTATCAATTTAATTATTGATGGTATTAATATGCTTTGGACTGGTATTTATAATGCAGTGTCGGCTATCGTTAATGCAGTTGGTGGAATAGCCGGTGCTATCGGTGATGTGTTTGGGCAAGATTGGAATTTTTCCATGCCTGAAAAAGTTCCGTTAATTCCTAAGTTAGCTACCGGTACTGTTGTTCCGGCATCTCACGGTGAATTTTTAGCAATGCTTGGTGATAACAAAAGAGAAACTGAGGTTGTTTCCCCATTATCAACAATGAAACAAGCATTTTTAGAGGCTATGGCTGAGGGTAACTTTGGTGGTAATGATAAGGATATTAACCTTACCATTAATCTTGATGGTGAAGTTATATTCAAAGGAATGGTTAATAAGGACAGTGACTACCGTAAAAGGTTCGGCAAGTCTGCATTTGCATAGGTAGGTGATTTTATGGCTAATTTTGATTTTGATAAATTTAACGGTACTCTAATTTATATTGGTAAAGTAGTAAACGCAAGTGAAGTTGATTATACACCATTCCCACACGACCTGATGGCTAAGGAATCATATCAATCAACACCACTACAAAGAACTGAACTAAAAGCCTATAGAGATACCAAGAATAAGTTACATAGAGTCACCTCACCAAACTATAAGTCTAAAATAGTGTTTCAGACAATACCACTTCACCTAAAACAACTAAAGTCAATCAGGAAAATACTTAACAATGCTTTTATTCACAAGCAACAAAGAAAGCTATATGTAATGTATTGGGATGAAGAATTAATGAAGTATCGCAAGATGGTTTGTTATATGCCTGATATTACATACACAACAAAAGTAATTAAAGGTACAGACATAGAGTACAAGGCTCTTGAACTTACCTTTATTGAGTATTGA